TACTGCTGCGCATAAAGCGCAATCGCCAAACCGTCCAACGCATCAGGCGACCGCCCAGTTTCCTTGCGGATATCCTTCTTTGACCGCATGACAATCTGACCCGCAGAATTCGGCTCGAACTTAGTGGCCGTCAAGTCGCTGGTTAGCTTGTCGTCCTGCGGAATCGAAATTGGCTCGAATCCATAATCATCTTCAGCGTTCGGATTCAACCGCTCGCGCACCGACCACAACACCAGCGCCCGTAGATTCTTAAACGTCATTTCACCGGTGGCATCCTTGCGCTTGGTAGATTCTGACACCCGGACATCGACCGTGTTGTATCCAAGCTCACGTAGCCGAGCCAGGACACCGGCGCCGATGCCGATAGAATCCACACCGACCGGTGTTGTGGTATCTTCGCCAAGCTCAGCCGCTACCCTGCCGGCAGTTCTCATCGGATCGTCGTATTGCTGATATCTGATCCATTCAACACGATTGCCGACCATTTTAACAATCGCCGTCTGATCGCTGCCACGCTCGGCAGGGTCAACACCATAGGCAACGTCAACATCTTCATCGCCGGGCACTGCCGTAGGTTGCCGGTGCCTTTCCATCGCCGCTTCGATCCAAGCCAACGGAACCAAAACATCTTCACCATATTCCGCAAATTCACCGAGCACCTGATTCTGGTACAATGGCGAAGTGACCGGCCACGCCTTTTCTTTTGCTGCTACCCATTCACGAGAAATGCGACCCGCCTTGACTGTTTCATCTTTTGAAATATGCCGCGCCGACCATTCGTGATATTCCGGTTTCTTAGCGTGCATATCATAAAATACGCCGCTTGGTTCGCCTGGGGTCGATAGGCATAGTGCCAAGAATTCCTTGCCGGTATCAGATCCGGCGCCACTGGCAACACCTTCCATTGCTTCAAAGCCATCACGCCGAATTGATTTCGCCTCGTCAAACATCAGCAGGACATGATCCGCATGAGCACCCTCGATCAATGCCGGATGTTCAGAAGCCACGCTCAACGCCTCGCCGCTGGACAGTTGTAAATTCTGCCGCAGCAACTCGCGGCCTTCGTCATATGGTTGCCGGCCAATTTGATCCCAGCGTAGGTAGCGTGACCACTTGCGGATTTCCGGCCATAGATAGCGGATAAGCTGCGTCCACGAGCCTGCCGTGGTGACTTCCTTCCAGTCACGGCCATCCCTGGTCAACGCAAACCAATGGGTCAACCAGGATGCCAGCGCCGTTTTACCAAGGCCACGCGGACCACGGATTGTATAGCGCTTGGTCTCAAACAGTGCATCGCAGATCTCGATTTGATAATCTGCCGGTGTATCCTTGACCCGCTCCCAGTCGAACATTTCACGGACGAATCGGCCAGGTTGGTCAAAATATTCAGCTTGCCAGAGTTGGTAGTCGGATTGCGCATCGGATAGGATTTCAGTCAGATCGAGGTTGAAAGTGCGGCTAATGTTGGTCGGGGTTACCTGGCGCTGTACCGCTTGCCGCATTAGCTACCTATTGGCTTCCATCCACTTGACCATTTTCGGCGTTTCCGAATCCCAATCGTGCTTGCTGATTTCTTTGAATACATCATCGAAAGTTGTGGCCTCTGCTATATATTCAGCTGCCAGCCGCTTCAATCCTTGCACGCATTCTTGACATTTATCGCAATCGTTTTTGAATTGCTCCCAATGATGAGAGCAATGCTCCGTTTCCGATTGGATAGCATCACAACCACTGCAAGACCCAAAGCCGCCATGAATCCACTTTACGCGGAACTTGATCCTAACCTTGGCGATCCAATCACCTTGATAACTGCCGAACGCTTCATATGCCAAAACCTTCGCCCCGCCAAATCGCAACAAATCATCGTAATCGTCGATTCGATCCATGGATTGTCCCTTCCCGCTTGATTCGGTGGTCATGTCACATACCCAACAATCGAGCGATCAGTATCAAGAGTGCACATTCGATGCAATAAGCGGAAATGACCACAACAACAACTGCAATGTTGACCGCGACCGCTCGCGTTTTACTATTATTGGATCTTCGCTTTGTTCCCATAATTTCACCAAAGCTAAGGCTGCGCGTTTCTCGCCATCATTCATTGGCTCAATGAACCAACCTTCTGGCAATGGTTCATCATTCGCCAACCGCTGCAACAATACCGGATGGGTTTTCAACTTAATTGCTGGCATCATTCCAAATCCTTGACGATTGCCGCCAATACCTTCTTATCCTTGACATGTTTGCGAATCAGCAGGCCGATACGTTTGATTTCGGTCTTGACGTGTTCATCGGTGACTACATGCAAGCGCTTGCCATATTCCTGCGGCATCCGACGTTCCAGCTTCCAGCCCGCTGCTTGCCAGTTTCCGCTTTCAGCCGCCTTTTCAATCACCAACAGATTACGGGTGACAAAATCGCCCTGCGCTTTTTTTAGCCCTTCAAAAAAACCAACAAAATCTGAGTTGCCTTCCCGGCCCTTATTCTCCCACTGCCGGAATAATTCGTGCGAAATCCCAGCGTAATTCGCCGCATGACTTTTAGGAGCACCAAGCCGAATCGCGTTAAATATCGGCTTTGAATAATCCTGCCATTTATAGGTAGGGCGCCCACGTCCACGCTTCTTCATTGGTTTCTTACTAGGCATTATGGAGCCTCACGGTCGGAATTACACCACCCCCTCCTACCTGGTCGGCAGGCGCAACGCTTTCTTTGCTTGTGAGGCGTACCGGATATTGTTTTCTTAATGCTTCTAACTGCCGCCGCATCTTCCGATCAAGCGGCATTACATAACGATACTTACCCCGTCTCCGCCTAGTAGGCAACCGATCTCGAACACTCTTAGTAATTTGAGGCCGCTTATAAACATCTGTGACATGCCGCCAGCGACCATTAAAAAAATATTCGATTGTTGGCTCACTTGTACCTGTATAAATCCAATTGCCAGCCTGATAAATTCCCCCATGATGTCCCTCCGAAGGATCAGCAAAAGACACGCATAGCCGTAACCCGGGGTTATATTTTTTAACTTTTATCAATGATAGCTTAATCATTTTTGACACTGCTATTTTATGCTTTCGTAATGCCACCCTGACAAGTTCGCAGACTTCAAACCTAGAAACCCCAAATTGCTTATGAACCATAGCGCTCGCACCATTACCGAAAATAATACACCCAGTAAAGCTACCGTCCTCCCACACACCCAGGCGAAAAACTTTAAATGAAGCAGGCATTGCTTGTGAATAATGCCAGCGTTCCACCGCATATCTCGCTGCCTTTGGCGTACACAGATCAATCAATAACCCCTTGTCACCCGCCCCACTCATAGCCACATTCTGGACATTTGGTTCTTTTTCGCTGATCTAATTGACTCGGTTCATCTAGTGATGGGAGAAATTTCGACATATCTTCTATAACCCCATACAACCAACTTTCATCGACACCCGGAATATCAATCGGCGCCGAATGTACCTCAAGAATTGACCGCAAGTTTTCCTCATCCCAACTCGACCGTTCCGCAGTGCGATTATCGGCAATTGCATATTCCCGGGCCTTGAGGTCAGAATCCTTAACAAACAAACAAGCCACCTGTGACCATCCCAACTTCTTCGCCGCCTGCCAGGTGCCATTACCTTTCTCGATTATTTTGGTTTTTTGATTAGCAACCAGCGGCGTCCGCTGCCCGAATCGCCGAAGCGATGCCGCCACTTCGCCTAATGACTCATCTGTGTGCTTCCGCGGATTGGCCGGATCCGGCAATATAGAATCGATATCAACAACTAATGATAAAAGCGCATCGGCAATCATCTTACTTCCGCCTGCGGCATCTGATGCAAAAACAAATCACGCAACCGCTTTCCTGATTCCTCACGCTCGACATATTCCGCCATAGCCAAATCGACCACATGCCCCCAACCCGGCAGCTTCAATTCTTTCGCCAACCGCTTGCCGGCAGATTGCGTTTCCTGCTTGACGGTGATCGAGCCGAGCAAAACCCGACGCTGACCCGGTGGTAATGGCTTACGGCCTCGTGGATCTTTTTTCCTTGCCATGCCATTGATAATAAGGCTATCGGTTAGAGCTGTCAATGCTGTATTACGGAAAAAAGAAAGCCGGCCAAATGTAAGGTTGACCGGCGATTGGTTCCGATATAAGATCGAAACCGAAAAACAATTTACGATGGATACATTATGCAATGACATCTGATGATGGTCAATCACGATTCGCAATAATCCCGCAATCGATCATTCATGCAAAGAATCTGACTCCGGCTGAATTCCGCGTCTTATCTAAGGTGATT